CTTGTGCGGCAGATTTAGCTTTAATAGATAATTCATTAAAAAGAGTGTTAAGATTTGCTAATTGTTCAGGGTTATTTTTATTTGAGATAGCCTCTGAAACCCTATTCATTGCGTTCTCAATGACAATCAAAGAAGCCCCTTTTGTGCTGAGAACATTAAGAGCCAATGATACGGCATTGATTGGAGGGGTTGCTTTTGTTATTGCCGCCGCCACTGTATTAGCACCACTGGCAACTTGATTAAAAGTATTTGCAACCCCCGGTGCGGTTATCTGAATGACTCCTGTTAAAATATTTGAGGGCATGGATTAATTTTTAGAAGGCCAGTTAAAGGTAGTTAATTCCTGCGAAGCCTTCTTATACCATTCCTCCAGACTTTCATTCTGTGCTTGATTATCCTGTTTAACTATCTCCTCGTCAAACGGCAATGAATACAACTGATGAGGTTCCGGCATATCCTTGCTGCCCATAAATCCACACATAATACACCAAGTAGATTGTCTATGTATTCTCCACTCATCAACATTTCCTTTAATAACTAATAGCACCTCGTCAAAAGTGCTATTCCAAAATATATCTGGGGATGGATTTGCCGTAAAAAATATTCTCTGAATTTCCGGCCACTCTAAGTGTCGCTGTCCTGTGTTTTTTTTTCTTCGGTTTCCGGTTGCTCATCCCCGGAGTGGCTGAAAAGTTTTGTGAAATTTTCTGACTGCATACCTCCGAGTTGATCTATCCAATCGCAGGCGTGTAAATCGGTGTAACTAAATGCCGCTGATGATTTTCTGGCTGTATATTCAACGGCACAAAGAATATACTCTACTACATCAGACATGGCCGGATCACCAAGATGCTCACCAGCTTGCTTTAGTGAATACTTCTGTTTATCGCAAAACCTTTTTAAAGCCCATGTGCCAAACTGACCTTTTATTACCTCCCCGCTTTCAAGAGTTATCTCAAACTCTTTACGGGGTAATAAGTTTATTGTAGCCATATTTTAAGGAGTATTATCAACGGTACCGTTTCCTGAGAATGTAGCCGAAAAGTTTACCAACTGCCCGACCTGAACACCAAGTTTGAACGATGTAATATACCCTGCACCTTGAAGGTAAAAATTTGTACCACCCGGATTCGGGTATTGCATTTTAACATAAATAGCCGATTGACTATTCCAATAGTTCAAAAGTTCCTTTGCACTTATTTCCGTAGCTCCCGCCGGGGCGGTATTCAAAACCCCTTCAATATCAAAACTCCATTCATTTGACCCCAGACCCACCATTGGGCCGCAATCGGTCTGTTCTACATTTGTTGGTGTTGTTCCGTTGAAATTGGCTGCTTTCTTACAAACGACAGACTTATAAGTAATGTCGTCAGAAGATATAAGCAGAGGAACGAGGTTTGACTGTATTCCGGTAGGGACTGACATTTTGGGTACGGTTTAGAAATTAAAGGTAGTTATTTTTTAAATACAAAATTAAGTTTGTGTGGTTATCTGAACGACAAACCGGATAACCTTTACCATCACCGATTCGATTTCACTAAAACTAAGGTTGCGGCTCAGTATAGATTCACAGTAAGCATAGCCAAATTGCAGATTCCCGGCCGTCAGGTTTGTAGTCCCTACTGAGGGCAAAAGGGTCTGTAAAATCTGGTCAGAAATATCATCAATCGTATTCTTTGAAACCTCGCTGCCTGTCTTATTCACAATCTCAATATCAATACTGTTTTTGCTTATCCAAGTACAGTCATTATTCTCGTCCGGGGTTTGCTGCTGGGTGGTAAACAGGATAAAAGTGGAATCGGTGGCAGAAACTTTACGCTTCTCATCGTACATAGTAATTCCACCGGTGTTGCCGGTTAAGGCGGTGAAGATTGCGACCCGAAGGGCTTTGGAGTTATCTCTCAATGTTCAGTAGTTAATATTCTTTTTACATTTTCAAAAAGTTCTTTCTCAATAATCGGCATCTGGATAAAAAAGAACGGATGGGCATGAACCCCAAACCGTGCTATTGAAATAAATATAGGCCACCACAAATTCGGCGCTATCCCTTTCCTTCCACACCATGCAAAAATAAATTTCTTTAAATCGCCCTGCCCACCACCACCTTTAAACGAAATAGCATAAGCTGATAACTCTGCCGGGACCTGTACCCTTGTTTTTGTTCCCCACTCCACATAAGCTGAATAATTCGCTTTACTTGTTACCTGCCACTCACCCGTTTTAATCTTTTCGTGAATTATTCCTCCTGCTAAACCACCAGTATCATAAGACTGTGCCACAACTGCATCTTTCGCCATCCCAGCCCAATCTTTCGCTGCAGCCTCTAATTCGCCATCAATTTCTTGCTCAAGAATCTTTGGCATATTCTGTAGCTTAGTTTCAAACTCCTTCCACCCCGTTAATGTTATTGTGGTTGGCATGGGGTTTTTTAATTACTTTGTGCTGTTATCCGAAATTCGTATAAATGTTTTTTCTGGTCAATCAACTTTGAATCTGAAAAAGTATAAGTCAATCCGTTAATCACAATCTTTGTATCGCTCCTCAAAGCATTAAATAAGGCCGTCTGGAATCTCACTATCAGCGTCTGATTAACATTGTCAATACCGGCGCCGAAACTTAATGACCGGCTTCCTGAAGTGTCTAATAACTGGCCCCTGGTTGTGCATAAAGTTGTATAAGAATCTGTAAAGCCCCCACCCGCCGCCGGAACCGGGGTATTCTGAAGGAACACCACAACCTCCCTCATATTACCTATTGATCGTTTTGCCATTATTGCCAGAGTTTTCTGAGGTACGGCTCGGCATAAACCAGCGCCGCTTCACATATCTTCTCATCCTTCTCCTCCCCTCTATGCTCGTAAAGCCACACTATCTGAACCAATACCGCCTGTTTTAAATCATTCGGCACCGGTGAATAACCAGTTGTGTAAATTAATTTGTACCGATTGCCCGGCCCCCTAAAATCATTCCCAGTGTAAGGAACCGAAGGATTGAAAGCCCCCATATCTGAAGGCCTGAAACTTAAAAACTCCACACCGTCTGAACTCCACCCTGCCGTCTGTGTGGCGTAAGTAGCCGGACCGCTTCCCTCTGTCCCGGTTCTGGTTTGTACCCCTGTAATGGCCGTAACTGGGCCATAAGGTAATTCCCACTCGTTATAAAGATCAGCGATCATCGTAACCGTCTGGGCAACGATTGAAACATTACAATAGTTTTCAATCATCTTCCTGGCTTTTGTGATCAGCGCCGTTATTAAAGTATCATCATCGGAGTAAGTTACAACGGCCTGTAATTTCGCCTCGGCCAAAGTACAGGGTTCTGTAGGGGAAGATTCTGTACGTTTAATATCAATTATATTATTTCGCATAAACGCAATTAATTAAAAACTGTTCTAACCCTTCAAGCTCTTTCTGCGGATCGTTTTTCACTGCCTGTTGTTTGCAAAGTAACGAATATTTCTCGTAATTATTCTCATTGTCTAAACTCCTGATGGCATCTACCCAATCCTCCACCGTTCCCACATTTACTTGCGCCTCGCCGGGTTCATACACCTTTAAAGGCTTGCCAACGTACAAAGCCGCCTCCCCACAGTTCTCTTTTAAGCCGGGAGTGGGTGTGCAGATTACCGGGATCCCCGAACACATGGCCTCCGCTGCTGTCCGGCCAAAACTTTCGTAATCCGATGGCATTAATAAAACCCTTGTCCTTCTGTAGGTAGAAAGTATATCAGGAGTGTTCGCAACCAAAGTAAAATTTGGTAACTGGATAAGATTGTTTATAATTTCAATCTGAGCCATCTTTAGCGGCCCCTGGTTATCGTAGGAACCAACCACACCCAAAAACTTTTTATCCGGCATGGCTTTGGCAATCTGATAAAATAAATACCCTCCCTTCCTTTCGTTCAAACTGATTAAAGTAATAAACTCTTTTGTTGATTCTACCTTGTAACCGTTCACATCACATGGCGGGTGAAGCACATACCCCGGAATTTTGTAGCCAATCTTATCGGCGATCCATTGACTGTTATACACCGCACTAACATTCCCGAAGTTATTTAATATTGAACTGTACGGTATGTCATTATGAACAAAATGCACCAGCGGCCGCTTTGCTGTCTTTGCCATTAAGATAGTGTACTGTGTCATATCCAAATGGGTTAATATAAGATCAGCCCACCGGTAAGCATCCACCACGCCGGTAGCCGGGAAAACCTCCACCCCTTCATATTCATATCTATTGCCTTTAAAATAATGAAGTATAACCCTGCACTCGTGTCCTTTTTTAATTAAGAATTGGTTTATATTATGTGCCATCCATTCGCTACCGCAGTTATGAACTGGTGGGTATAAATGTATTGACCAAAGTATTCTCATATCACTATTGCATTTTCCGGGTAACAATCATTTCCTGTCATTCCCCCCGCCTGGGTGCCAAACCAAAGTGAAGGGCAAACTATTATTTTTTCAGGGTGTTCACCAAGTAAAGCCGCCATTAAAGAATAAGATGAATTTGAGGTTATAAAACTCTTACACCTTTTCATCAGCCGGAAGTCCTCAATATAATTACCCTCGGCATATTCAATACCCTCAAATCTTTTCGCTGCCGCCTCCCTGTCATCAGTAAAGATTAAAAACTTTTCGCCAGGGAATAAAGCCATAGCCTTATCGTAGTATTCCTTCGTACATTGAGGATGGTAATTATCGGCCCCCTCGTAATAATCTTTTCCCCTCAAATGAATGGCAATAAATTCATTTTGTTCCGGTTCATCTTTCATCCTGAAATAATACCTGATCGCATCCATGCAATGTGCAAAGTACCTCGGTGCCTGGAAATGTCCCACCAGAGAATGATTATCCGGTATATCGAATCCGTGATACCCCCAATGGATAAACATCTCAGGGAACCGTTCTAAATCATCAGCATAAGGAAGTTCATTAACAAAATACTTTTGCACATCAATCTCCTCCGTTTCTGAAAAGTTCCGGTGATCATGATTTACCCACTTGGGGAACGCATAGGAATAACCCTTTTTAGTAGCTATTCCTATCGTTCCGGCGATTTGAAAAAGGCCGTTAGCAAATCGGCCATAGCGGCCTAATTGTCGAAATGTAATCATAGGTACGGATTATTTATAATCGAAGGTTAGAAAACTTATTCTCAATATATTCCAGTTCGGTTATTCTCACTGAACCTGTTGCCACCGTCCTCGTTGCCATTCCTTCCCATTCTCTTATCAATACTTTGGTGTCAAGTATCTGCGGTTGCCCGTATCTGTTTATCATCCGGGCGTAAAAATCACAATCAAATAACCATTTAAGGTTTTCATCAAAAGTAAACTCATTTGCTTTCCACCCCACCGCTGAAGGGGAACCAAAAGTATTACAACCCCTTGCCAGTTCATATACATCTGCATTGAAATACGGAACATGGGGATTGCGGCCTCCCAGGTGTTCGGAAGTACACACCGCCCAGGGGCTTGAAATATTAGCAAACTTCTGTAAACAGTCAATATCATAAAACTGATCATCCTGAAACATGGGTTTAATTATTGAACCTTTGGCATGGATCAAAGCGTTATTCAGATTATAACAGGCTCCCTTGCTGCCGTTGTTCACAAAGTATTTTAAGTTTTCAAACCCAAAGCATAAGTCCTGCAGCGACCTATCCGGGCTTTCATCTGAAACGATTATCTCGTAATCTTTATACGTTTGCTTTTGGATTGAGTAAAGCAAATCCATCAGCATCTTGTCGGCCACTCCGGCCATTTCATATACAGGTATGACTATACTAATCATATACATTCGGGTTACTTTGCAAATCCATCATTAAATGAGGCACAAACACCCACCGCCCCGGTATATTCATTTCATTCTTACCGGGAACTATTATTAGTGCCATCCAATATTGAAACTCTTTAAACGAAATTATATGCCTGTAAACCTTCTGCACTTCAGCATATTTATGCGCTTTCAAATAGTTTATCAGAGTATGTGGATTTTTACCCCAATCAATATTCCCTATCCTGACTATCGTATAAGAATTAAAATGATTCCTTACCGTGTTCTCCATTATTCGCTTATGCCTTGCATACTCGGTCTTTGAGTAGTAGATACAAAGGCTGCTGAAATATACAAGGTGCTTATCCTTTGGCTGGCTCATTAGTAGCTGCAGTTCCCTTTGGTAAGGTTCCGGGTCGGTAGTATTACTGTCAGATACCCCACTGGCAAAGAAGGTTACATCTTCCCTGTCATGTAGTGCTGTTGCTATATCGCCGTGTCCGAGAATCATAAATAATACTTTTTCCAATATAATTTATCGCCCCTTTTAAACCTTCTCCAATATTTATTCGGGTTTGGGGTGTTGTCGTAAGTAGTTTTTTTTTGCCGTTCCTCAATAATAGCATCTTTTTCCACTTCCCCCACAGGTTCAATTTTAGCCACTACCTGTAAATCCTTAAACTGTTCCACGCTTCCTTCATACACTACCGGCTTTTCAAATTGCTGAATCTCTTTTTTTGTATAGCCCCAATGCTTACCGAATAACCAATTTAAAAATCGTTTAAGTATATTCATCGTTTCTTTTTCTGTGATGCAAAAACATCGAAGGGTATCTGTCCTCCGGCCACCTGTAACGCTGACTTTCAAACCAGCGGGCATCTGGCCACCAATGGGTCTTCAGGCTGTACTTAATTTGCAAGCAACATAAAATGGCCTGATCGTACCTATGCTGTGCAAACTCCGGATGATTCGGTATTACACCCGGTGAATCATCAATCATCCCCGGCATCTGGCACCACAGCAACCATTCCTTTACAAAGTTACGGCTGAATGGTGTAACCCTTATCCACATTGCGGAGGCTTGAACTTGTTGGGCCTGTAGATAGTTCGCCCACTTAACCGGCTCTCTATATTCGGCTTGGTTAATGGCGTCAATAACATCCATCTTACACCAATCCCGGTGCATTAACCCGTTTGTAAATAAAAAAATATCTTCGTCCATTGCATCAACAATACTTTGCAGCGGTGCGATAATCTCACACCCGGCATCAACATAGCAAACAATATCCCCGTCTGCCGAATCGTTCATTATCTTGTTTATAAAGTAAGGTTTCCAAAGCCAGAACCCCCCGCATGGCCTTGTTCCACTCTCGCAAAACTTTGCGTCCAGAATCGCTTTGTTGTTTGCGTAAAATTCTTTATCAATGTTATGCGGTTCAAATTCATAAACAATATCAGCCCCGAACTTCTTTGCAGTTTCAGCACATAACATACGGCTGCGGGACATTAACTCATTTGAGTATGTAGTAAATCTTATCATAATTTTTCTTTTAACCATTTATTCCCTTCCTTATGGCTCCCATAAGCCACTTCCATCTGCCACACATCTGAATACCCAGGCCTCTGGTAGCATATCATCGGGTTTGTAATATAAACCTCCTTCTCCGGC